GACATGTGTTTGTGCTTTGCTAGGTATTGAATCAGCTTGGTATCAGGGTCACTTAGTATCTTTTTTTGAGGATGTTTGGCAGTGTGACGCCAATCAAGATAAGCCCACTTACTTTCTTTACCAAAGGATACCCTAGCTGCGTTGACTACGGACAGGTCACTGCCCATGTGGTCTATGTATGTTGCTTCAATCATACTACGTACCTCGCAATCTTGTACTCTAGGTCTGTGTGTACAATGCCATGCCACCCAGACAGTTTGTTCTTTACCACATTGATGTGGCGTTGATTGTCTTCTTCCTCTTGTCCCTCTACTGTAGGGTTCTTAGAGATCATCAGCATCAGGTCAGCCTCTGCTGCCTTACCTGTTCGTGATCCTTCCATCATGGCTTGGTTGAGTACAACCTTACCCTCTGCCTCTGCTGATAGCTGAGACATGTAGAACACCGCACACTCTTGTTGCTTTGCAATCTGCCTAGCATGTACAGCATTAGCCTTGAGTGCTTCGTCAGGACGTGAGAAGCCACTAGTACGGGCAAACTTGTCACCCATATCAAGGATCACAATGTCAGGCTTGTATGACTTGCATACAGACTCAACCCAGTTCATGTCACGACTAGTCGCATCCTTGAACATGATCTTGTCACGTATACGGTTGAAGATAGACAGTGCCTCTTGCTTGTGCTTCACAATCTCGAACTTGTCCAATCCAGTAGCTGCCGTGATATAACGATGGGCAACACGATGGTATCCCTCTTCGTTACATAACACAATAACACGTGCGCCCTGCCATGCAAAGCCATTCGGACCTGCTACCAGTGAGGCGTGGAAGGATGTCTTACCAGTGTTAGGTCTAGCACCTACCTCAATCAAGTGTCCTGCATTGATGCCCTCTACCTTACGTGTAAGGGTGGGGATGTTGAACGTCCACTGTGACTCAAGGTCAGTCATGGCAAGGATAGTATCAAGGTTGATGTCTTCCCAATCAATACGAAGATTAGGTGTGAAGTCATCACCATACTGCTCAAGCATATCACGTAGTGGTTCAAGGCTAGACTTGCTACCATTCACGTAGTCAAAGCCAAGGTTAGCAATGTCCTCGCCAATGACCTGTTGGAACAGTTTGGATAGTACCTCTTGTGCTATGTCACTGCCCATAGGCTGCTCCTTCTGTACCTGTTGGAACAGATGGCTGTATGCTTGTTTCTGTGCGGTGGTGAGGGTTGGGTTGTTAGCCATGAACAACGCCTCAATCTCCGCAGGTGTTACGGTACGTTCATAACGATCCATAGCATTGTCTATGGACTGCTTGATCTTACGTACATCTTTGCTGAATAGCCTGTCGGGACAACGTGCGCCACGATGCTCATCATAGAACTCTTTGTCCATGAGGCTACGTATTAATGATAATTCCATGTATCAGTCTCCTAGTGTTATAAGGTTATCAAAGTCGGTAGGGTTTCGGTATTTCAAATCGTCAGTCAAGTACAGTATCTTTACTGTCTCAACGTGTTGTCGTAAGTCTCTTGCGAATTGCAATGTCTTGGGTAAAGCATCGGGGTCTAATGCAATTATTGCTGTTGAGAACTGCGACAAGTACCTCTTGTGTCCAGTGGACAATGATGTACCCAACACTGCGACCCCGACATATACACCACCATCACCTACAATAGCAGCACTCACGCAGTCCTCAACAACTACAGCCGTTTTACCACACCCATGAGCATATGGCAAGTGACTTTTTCCATATCTCTTCCACTTAGGTATACGTTTACCTAGTGATCGGCCTGTGGCATCGACCATAACATTGTTGTGTACAACAGGGAACACCACACGATGTTCCTTCACGTCATACAACAACCCTAAATCTTGTGGGTCTATAGCCCACTCATCACAGAAAGGTTTGAGCTTCTTGGTATCACGTACAAACCAATCAGGCTTTGCGAAAGTTGCAGTGTGTGTCTCTTCTGCAACACTACCCAAAGACTTACGTATATCTTCTGCACTCAGGGTAGTACGTGTACCACCAGATGCAGTGCAACTAGCCTTGTAACAATTCCATATGATAGAACCCATGTTGTTTGTAACAGTAAAGGTATTCTTAGTATTACATACAGGACATGTCATACGTTTAGTCTCACCATTAACAAGTGATAAGTCACTTATAATATCTTTTATATTCATAGTATATCACTTTCTATGTTGTTCGTTCCACTCAAGGATACACTTATGTTTCTCTGTGTCAAGGCATTATTTGCACTTGTATACGAATGTTTTAGGTATGGCTTAACAGATGAGATATTATTATGTCCTGTCACCGACATGATCTGGTTGATCGGTACACCTTCCTTATCCATCTGTGTTACTCCTGTCCTACGTAAGTCCATTAGCCGTAGCTCTTCGGGTAGTTTAGCTAGTCGCATAACCCTTCGTCCTACCTTGGACAATCTTTCCATAGCATATGGATTGTATGTACCAGCAACAGGACGTGGGTGGGGTGCTACGTAACACTGAAACCCAAAGTCATTCTTCTGTTCCTTGAGCATGTGTAGTAGGCTGTCAGATATGGGTAGACTTACATCTGCCCTACGTTTACTCTGTTCCAGTTCAAGCACACTGTTATCAAAGTCTACGTTGTCCCACGTTAAGGTACGCATGTCACCCAGACGTTGACACCACTCGTATGCCATGTGAACAATCAAGCCCACATTTCTGTACTCAAAGTCACTGTATGCAACGTCAAGGAACTTGTTCACCTCACCGTGTGACCACACTACCTTACGTTGTTCTGGTGACTTACGTTTGATGTTTGCCCAAGGATTGTACGTAGTGTGCTGCATATCAATGGCGTAGTTGTATACCCTACTGGCACATGTTGCCGCATGATTGGCAAAACTTACGCCACGTTTAACCCACTCTTCATATGCTTGCTTTGCAACCTTGGCGGTAACGTACTCATACTTACGCCACCCCATTGTCTGGTGTAACACAGTGAGAAAGTACCTATAATCTACTTTAGTTGTATCACGTAAGGCATTGAAGTCATTGGACATATAGTAATAGTTAATCAGATCAGTCACCTTGCTGCTTGACTTTATTCGTACAACTTGTGCTTGTTCTGCACGATACGTATCAATCGCCTTGTTATGTTCACGTGCGATCTTGCGTACCTGTTTTAAGTCACATCCATATTCCTCACGTTTGACCACGCCCTCATCAACAAGGTTCTGTGGTGGGTTGAAACGGTATGAGATGTCACCCGTAGGTGACACTCGTTCTTGTACATATCGTGGTAGTTTAGGCACATTTATCTCCTTCGTAGCAACTTAACATTAGTAGTTCTTTTTCTGGCCTATACGTTACTCTACTTTTTACCCAAGCAGATTGTTCAGCAGCCTTTCTAATCTCAGCTGCCATAGTGGAACTTAGCTCTGCCAATTCATCCTCATCCCAATAGGGCATACGCAGAGGCTTTTTGTATTTTTTCTTCAGCCAACCCTTTATGTACTGCACACGTTCTATGACACTTAGCAACCTTAGATTACCCAATGCTGAATTACATTCAACACAAGATGGAACTTTATAAAACGACAGTTCTTTTTTTGCTTCTTCTTTTACTAAAGCTGTCCATGATATAGGCGGTATGTGATCTAGAACACACGCAGGTACACCACAATAAGTGCAGTCTCCATAACGATCACCCCTAACATCATAGAGGTGATCGTATACAAGTAAAGACGTAGCTCTATGGTTTTCGTGAGACATTTATGCAGCTTGTAGTTCGACAAACTTACTGTCAGATACCCACTTGGATACCTCTTGCTCACGTGACCACATGCTGATTGCCTGTGTATCGTTGCCAGTGTTACGTAGGTTGAACCCATTACGTTCATCAGCATACGATGCGTAGTTGGTGAAGGCAGAATACAATGCCCACTTGTTGTGACCACGTTGTGATGCTTCATGCATGTACAAACTGTACATCTTTTCAGCCTTACGTTTGGATGTGATCATGCTCTCAAGCAATGAGCTTACATCTACGTACTTTAGGCTAGTCTCAGCCCACACCTGCATCTTTGCAGCTTGCTCATAGAAATCAGTACGTGCTTTGGTCAGTTCATAGATAAAACTTTCCATAGAAAAGTTAGATGTATTCTTCTTACGTACCTTGTCATAGTCACCACTGATCTGCCCATTGGTACAGAAGAAATCAATAGCACCAAAGTACACTTGGTTAGAGCATGACCCATCAATACCATGTAATGATATGATCCTGTTACCAATCTCTGTACTGTGTTTCTCTGTCTCAACAACAGTTTTCATGTTGGGTAGGGTGATGTCAAGCATAGCCCATGCACCGTCACGTGCAGTGCGCCAGTTCATACGAGCATCTGCTACCTCATATGGGGTTAGTTCCTCAGTCACAGTGTCAAGGACACCACGATAGAAGTCACCGTGTGATGCACACTTGAAGCCTGTGCCTACGATACCAAGGTACTGACCTGTGTCGGCATTGATGACGTACTTCTTGTCATGCATTTTAGTTTGTTCAAACTCTACACCAAAGTCAAGATGCTCTGGTACGTGGAATGTTGTTGTATCTAATGGCATTATTTATCTCCTTCTAACTGTGATCGTATATCCTCAAGCAACTTCTTTAGCTTACTTGAGTTTGCCATGCGTGTATTGGGAAGTATTTCCTCACACATCTTTAGTATTCTTAGGTTTAGTTCTTTAGTTATACCGTCACTCATTTGTCATATTGTTCCTTTCATAATGTCTAAGGCAACTGTGCCATAGTTATACTACCCCGTCCACCCCTATACTAGTAACGATAAGCTATTTATAGAATAGGTGTGATCCAATTGTCACAGTATGTTCTAGTTCACTAGCCCAGTAAGGGCGTACATAATTTGCATGGTAGTGTGTAGCACCGTCTGTCATGTCAGCAACCTCACCACGTAGTACATCAGCAGCTACCATAGTGGCATAGGCCATAGCATATGCATCTTTAGGTCTGTCTGACTTACCATCACAGTACCAACTGAACTGGCACGTGCGTCCCTTACGATGCTGCGTCACGACAGAGCATACATCATTGGGAAACCTGTGACTTTGTACACGGTTCATAACAACATGGGCTACGGCATACTGCCCTTCCATGCTATCACTACGTGCCTCAAAGTATACGTTTACTGCAAGGCACATAAGTATTGTCTCAATCATTACTTATCCTTTCGGTGTAGGTATAGGTAGACCTGACCAATCATCACATGGATCATCAGGCGGCATCGGCTTCGGTTTCGATTGGTCTGTGGACTTGGATATAAATACGTGTACCATCTCCGTCACTCTCACTGTCGGATAACAGGCGTACTTTGTCACCTGCATCTGCATATTGACCTAGCTTTTGTATGCTGATCATCTTATCGCCACGGCCTGATCGTCTAAAGAAGTGTACATTTACTTCTTCACCGTCATTGTATTCGCCTATGACTCTAAGTTTATTCCTGTTCTCAAAGAACTTGTCAGTATATTCCATGCCAAAGTCTTCCAATAGAAACTGTTGTACAGTTTTGTTGGCATTGATCTCTGACTTGTTTAACATACGTGGGGTTAGTATGATGTATGCATCTGGCATTATGTACTCCTTTACTGCACCGC